TTCTTGACCAGATTTAGATTTAACTTTATCATTATCTTTAAATCCAGTACCGTTATCACTAACTGAAGTGTATCCTGCTATATCATCGTAATATCCTTCATTTAATTGGTTTTCTTCTTCAATTACTTCACGAACGATTTCTTCTAATGATGCTTTAAATTTTTCAAATGCAGAACCTAAATCAACATTTCTATTAATTTGAGATGCTTTTGGAGATAATATATAAGCAACTGTTGGTAATTTTTCATTACCATGATCTTCAACATCTGTTTCAATATCAAATTGAAGTGCTAATTTTTCTAAAACGCCTTCTGGTAATGATTCCCAATAGCCATATTTCAATATTGCTCTATTATCCATACCATTTTGTAAAGTAATTTCACCTGAAAATGGTTTTAATTGGTTGTTTAAATCAATAAGTTGAGCTGCTTGTTTAACAGCAGTATTTGGTTGTTCATCACCCATCATATTTAAACCAACTTCATCTAAGTTTTCTTTAACAATTTCTTTAACTTTTTTCATACCGTTTTCGGTATCGATGTCGCTATGTTTTTTCTTAAATTTTTTAACTTTAATTTTTTCAGGTTCAACCGCTTGACCACCTAAATTTAATTGGCTATAATAAGAAGAATTTTTCTTCAAATTAGCATAAACAGTTTTTTTAGCTTTTTCAACATCACCTTCGTGCTTAGCTACTTCAACTTTTAATCCTAAATCAACCTCAACTGGATTGCAAAGATGTCCTTCATCTGTTTTAGCTTCAGATAATAAACCCTTATTTCTAAGAATTTTAACTGAATCTTCAAAGTTAGTAACATTAGATACTAAATGAGGAAAAGTCATGCGAACATTTCTCATGAAATTCGCTTGTGATATGTTTCCTTCAATTAATTGATTGTATTGATTTTGTATACTTTTCATTTTCTATATTTTATCTTCCTTGACCTTTATATGCTTTAGGACGTGGGGTATGTTTGTTGAATGATTTTTGAGCTGATCCGTTTTTGCGTTTACCAAAGGATACTTTATTAGCATTACCTGCTGACTTAGCTTTTGCCATTATTGATTCAAGTTTTTAATTTTATTATTAAGTTGATTAACCATTTCTGAAATGTTAGCAACATTCTTTTGTGTTGCTTTCCAATATTTTACTCCTTCTTCACCTTCACTTAATTCCTGCTTCATACGAGATGTATATTCAACAATACGATCAATTTCAGATAATTTACGTTTTACTTCGCGAATAGCTTTATGTAATTGTTCAGATTTTGTTCTGAATGTTACTTCTTTTTTGAATTTACCATAGGATACTTCATTAAGTATACCTAATTCGATCATATCATTTAATTTCATTTCTTCTATTTTTTCAATATTATTAGGTATTACACTTGTTGATGGTAAACCTTTAAGACTTTTTAAACGAACAGTACCATTAGCTAAAAAACTAACTACTTCCCATTCTTGGTTTTCATATTTAACTTTATCTCCTACTTTAAATTCACCCACAGCTTCAAATATTTTTTTATAATCAAATATTTTTGAGTTTTTTGGTAGTGTTAAATCTGCTACTGTCCAACCCATTTTCTTTAAAAATTTTACTGCTCTATTCTCACCTTTTTTCTTCCCAAAAGCATAAGGAGTAGCATAATTTTCACCTGAACCTGCATTAAAAGAAGCACCACCGCCAGTTACATTTTCCTCGTTCATCATTATTTCACGAGCATATGCTTTGATAGCAGATTTTAATGCTGCTTTTTTGTCTTCAGATATTCCTGCTACTGTTCTACCTTTATAAGTATTTTTTAAATATTCAACCATTTCAGCATTCATATTAAAATCAGACTCTAACGGTTGGTTATCTGGTTTTGATTCTATTGTTTTAGACATCATTTGCATGAATCCATTTTCAACAGTATCATCTACTATAGCAGACATACTATCATCTATATCTAATTTATCTAACCAGGTACTTGTTTTTTTAGAATCTGGTTTAGATATTGCTGCTCTTATAAACTCAAATGTTGTTTTAGCAGCTTCAGCTCCTGGTATAAAACCCATTAGTGTTCCTAAAGCTACATTTCCTATTTTTTCCCCTTTTTGTTTGAGAGCAATAGATTTAATAACTTTTTTTAAATCACCATATGTGTTTAGTTCCAATGCCATTATGTATAGCCTAACTTAGTTAATACTTGTTCAACTTGACTTCTAACAGTAGATTTATTAATTTTACCTGGTTCAAATCCTAGAGTTTGAAACCAAGTTTCAAAAGCTCCTGAAAATTCTTGAACATTGTTAATATTTTTAGATTTATTAGCTACAGCAGTTGAAGATGCTTGAGCTTTACTTAAAGCAGCAACATCACTTGGTGTGGTTGTTGCTTCTTCTACTACTTCTCTTATAAGAGATTGTAATTGTTTCTTAGTCATTATTTAACGGCTTTTATTTCGGCTACTAATTGTTGATAAGTCAATAATGAAATGATATCTTCATCTTTCACGCTTTGATTCTTATCTAACGGTTTAATCAAATTAACTACTTCATTAATTTTGATTTTGATAGTACTATCTTGAATAGTTTCGGTTAATTTACCTAATTCTTTCTTAATACCTTCTATTTTATTGTTAACGAAATCTTTTAACTTTGTAGTACTAGACACATTGTTAATAAATTCTTTTAACACTAATTTTTGTTCTGTTTGTAATTCACCATACTTTTCGTTGAATTTTTCAATCAACATTTTGTATGCTAACATACGAGTACCTTTATCCATAGCACCGTATTCTTCCATTACGCGATCTTTAACTTCTTCTTTATTTACTTCTTTGCGAGTAATATGCTCAAGTAAAGTTACTTTATTGTCAATAACACTAGCAGGATCAACAAATTCTAATGTAGAATATGCTTCCATCAATGTATAGATAGCAGCGTGTTGCTTGTAATTATTTACTTTAGCTTTAAAGAACTCTTCTAAATTATAATGTGACTTAATTTCTTTAATTAAGTTATATTTTTCCTTACGAAGAGCAGTACGGTTTAAACGACCATGTAATTCTAGAGTGGTGTTGATCAGTGATTCAGCTTTACCTTCAGATATTGCTTTATTAGCAATTAAGGTTTGATATAATTTGTATTCTTTAGCTAATTCTGACTTACTAAAATACTTTTTAATCAATGGTAAGGACGCTGAGTCCTTGCCAGAGATTGTATCGGAAGTTACTTGTCTTAATAGTAATTCAAATAAAATTCCAGTATTTTTATATTTGTTATGTTTTATTTTCATAGAAAGTATGTAATCACTACGTATAAATATGTTATTTTTCTATACCCTTGATATTATTTTCGTTTAATAGATCGGATTCTACAGGTTTAGTATCTTCATATAAAGATATTGTTTTAGCTTCTGCTGCTTCTTTAGCTCTTTTTAATTCTTTTAGGGCTAACGGTGAACCGCCTTTATATGCTTGTTGCATTGGGTTTTTATCCTGTGTAGCAGTCATGTTGTATTCCTTACTACCAATTGGATCTTTACCAAATGAACTTTTCTGAGTACCAAATATAGATGCTTTTTGTGTTGGACGTCCAACTGGATCTTTTTCATCATATCCAACAGGTACAGCCCCGTTACCGCTTCTTCCTTTACCATATAATGAAGCTAAATCATGTGGTGTACCGAATGATCTACCAGTTTTAGCTGGATCATTACCTTCATTTTCAACTTGTTGAAGTCTAAATGCACGCTTTTTATCTTCTAATACTAAGTCACGCATCTCATCAAACTGATCTTCACTGAATTGGAATATTCTGTCGTAAATAAAGTCTGATGGGATTAAACCTGTATCAAGAGCATCTTTAGCAAGTGAAACTTTTTCTTTCCACATTGCTACTTGTTCTTGTTGGTAGATGATTGATGGAGGTGTTAACGTTAATTCAAATCCTGTTAATTCATCACCATCAAATCCTTGAGTATATAAATGCACTAATGCAATTTTATACAATTCAGATACAAGTACCTTTTGTACACGCTCAATTGTACGAGCGAAGCGAATATCTTCAGCCGCTAATGTAGCTTTACCAGTTAAATCTTTTTCAAATCCAAAGAATGCTTTAGGTACCTTAAGGGCAGCTAACATCTCATCACGTAAGAAATTAACGTCTTCAATACCATTATACTCTAAACCTTTTAATGTATCGATCTTAGTATTTTGGTTTGCACCTCTTACTGGGATGATAAAGTCTTCAAGTGAATTTTGGATATTATAACGTAAATTATAGTCACCTGTTTGAGCATCCATAAATGGAGTCTTTTTCATTTTATTGGTGATACGCTCCATGTAGTTATCAACTTCATGTGCAGGTATTCCACCAACGTCTACATAGAAGATACGCTTTTCAGGCGATCTCATAATACGATGAATTAACATCGCATCTTTCATTAATGTATATTGCTTATAAACCTTACGAGCTGGTTCAATAAATGAACGTCCATAAGGTAAATAGTTAGCATCTGCATATAATCTAAAGTGTGCTACTTCGTAGTTCTCAAAACGCTTTTTCATGTTACTCTTATCCATGTGGATAGTAGATGCTAAAGCATTTGGATCATACTCGTAATAAACCTCAAATGGGTTTTGAGGATTTAAACCTTCTTTTCTAGCTAATTCATATGATGATAAAGGCATAACATTGTATACCCCCATTTCACTATTAATTTCTAAGAATAAATAGAAATCACCATATTTACACATTTGACGAGTCCAAGGCCAAAGGTTAAATTCAATATTTAAAATATCGTAGAATAAGTTATAAAGTACTTTTTGTACTCTTTCATTTGATGAGCGAATTTGTAAAATCTCACCCGCTTCATTCTTTAATGTAGTTTCATCAGCAACAATATCAAGAGCAGAAGCAATAATAGATTCTGAATCCATTGCTTCGTAGTCATTATATAATTGTGTTCTTAATGTCTGATAGTTAATAGCAGGGTTGAACATAGCAGACATGCTAGTTCTATGTAAACGCGTAAAACGGTCTACTAAGCTATTTGTTTGGGCACTTCCATAGGCCTGAGTGCGATCTGTGTCTATCACTTTTAATTGATGTCCACCAACGTTTCTTACGATAACGTCAGTTGAAAACAATCGTCTCAGCCTTGAAAATAAATCTGTATTAGCCATTTTTTTATTTTAGTATGTATATCAATAAATATTCTAACCAAGTAACCATCGCGTATCTTCTGCATTTCCGTGGACATCGTTTATTTGATATGGATTACCACCAGGCACCCATTGTCCACCTCCAAACATTTCTCCACCAGTCTTTTTAAAGTTTAATAAACTAGCGGAAGCTAAATCGCGACCCATTTGTGCAAAACGTGATGCTGTATCACGAATAAACAATCCCATCGACAATGCTAACACCAAATCATCGTTATACCCGTTCTGCGCTTGTCCTTTACCATGCATCCAAATGAATACTCTTAATTCTTCAAGTAAACGTTTTGAATAGAATGTATAAGACTTGTCTCGAAGGTACGACTCCATTTTTGAGATAACAAGTGGTCTTGTCTTTGCTGATGTAGTAAATCCAGGAACGGTTTGTCCTGAGTCCAACTTGGATAGATATTTGTCAGCGCTTAATTCACCATATGAGCGAGGTGAATAGTATAAATTGCTATATTCTCTGTCTATAATAGTATTTACGACATCCCAACCGATATTAGCATTTTCCACCACTAAAAGCGCATTATTATACTCAGTAGCTACCGATACTAACATGTTTCCATATTCACGTGTACCAATTTGTGACTTAAATTCAGCCACTTGTGTGCATGACTCAAGATCAATAACTTGAAATGAGGAATAGTCACTCCCATCGCCACGAGCAACGTCGGCAGATACAATATAATTTTTATTGTAGTCTGGGTATTGCCATATCCAAAAGTCACCTCCCATGAATCGGCGTTCAACAGGGTCCATAATAAATCCTTCGTAGTATGCTAAAGTTTCAGGATCAATTACTGTTGCCCCAGATCCTAAAAAGTCACAATCATATTCCTGCGCGAAATCTCTTGCAGTCATATTTTCCTTTTCATTTAGTACCCAAGCATCATCTCTATCAGGGTGAACATCCCATTTTAATTGAATAGGAACAAAACTATTTTTATTTAATTCTGCTTCAACCCAAGTTTTATGAAACCAGTTTCCTACACCATTTGGAGAAGATAATGCTACGCAACCACCACCTGTTGAGATTGTAGGTTTAATTGCGGTGTATATCTTATCAATACCTTCAATGAAGGCAGCCTCATCCATAATCAACCAAGATACAGCAAATGAACGACCAGCATCACTTGATGCAGATGTTGCTTTAATAAAAGATCCATTTGCTAATTTTAATGATGTTTGGTTTGATGCTACAGGTTTAGCTCCTTTTAACCATGAAGGTAAGTTATTATACATGAATTGAACCTTTTCAACCATGTTTTGTGCTGTTAATTGCTTAGTTGCAATACACAATATTGCTTTATCTTTATGAAATAACATTAACCATAAAGCATACCCTGCACATAAGGTAGAGATACCTAACTGACGAGATTTATTAATGATGTTATAATCGTTAATTCTAAAAGACTGTAGTACTGCTTCCTGAAATGGATATAGATGGAATAATATTCTACCCTTAATTGGGTGGGTAATAAAACAATATTTTCTAAAAAAATGAACAGGATCACTCGCACACTTTACATATTCCTGTTTAATTATATCCTTTATATTTTGTTCACTCATACACTATTTGTTGTATATAAATATATAAAAAAGGCCCGTTCTTGCGAACAGGCCTAATTATGTGGGGGCGTGGGGTCGTTATTTTGCTAGCATTAAGTAACCTAAACCACCAATAATGATATAGCTTCCTATACGTTGGAATTTAGATTTAACTTTTAACTTGTTATATTGTAATTCTAATTTTTGATATTGTCCTTCCCAACCAGCAATTTCTTTATCTTTATTAGTTAAG